GCAATATGGATGAACCACGAAGGGAAACCACATGATACAAGCTCTAATAGGACCAGTAACGGGTCTTCTTGATAAGTTTATTGAAGACAAAGATACAAAAAACAAACTCGCCCACGAAATTGCCACTATGTCAGAACGACATATGCAAGAGCAAATCATCGGTCAGCTTGAAATCAATAAGGCTGAGGCTCAACACAGAAGCATATTTGTCGCTGGTTGGCGCCCCTTTCTTGGCTGGGGACTGGCCTTTGCGATGATATGGCACTTTGTTTTAGTGCCTATGGTCACATTTGGGTTTGCGTATGCTGGCATGACCGCGCCTGATTTGCCTGTTTTTGATATGGATTCCCTTTTAACTGTTTTGCTAGGTATGCTTGGCTTGGGTGGCCTTAGAACGGTAGAAAAGATTAAAAAGGTTACAAAATAGCCATTAAGGTGTTATTATTGTTATAAAGTTACATGTAACTAAATAACACCACTGGGAGATATCATGGCTAATATGGGATTGCCGGATGAAGTTCTGGCTGAAATGGTTAAGGTTTATAAGTCGTTTAATAACAACGCGCAAAAAGCGGCCAAAGCATTAGGTTTAAATTACTCTACCTTTCAGTCTAGGATAAGGGCGGCAAGAAATAAGGGGCTTTTTTCTGGTCATTCCACTGGGAACTTAGCAGAGCCAAAAGAAAAAGTTGTAGAGGCTACGGTCGTTGTACGTCCTACATACAGGGTGCAACAAAGAAAGTCCAAGCCAGATGAAACAAAAAGGGTTCTGGCTATTGGTGATTGTCATGACGGCCCGAAACTGCCTGACAAGACACGCTTTTTTGCTATGGGAAGGTATGCAAAAGAAAACCAAGTTGACCAGATTATACAGATAGGTGACTTTGCCAGCGTAGATTCTCTTAATAGATTTGACAGAAACGACACAATAAAGGGGCAAGAAAAGCCCACATTTAAGGAGGATATGAGAAGTTTTCAGCAGGCCATCCGGGCTTTCCACAAGGGCTTAGATGGGTATGATGTGCCAAGGCATGTTACGCTAGGCAATCATGAGGACAGAATATGGTCATACACTAACAAAAATCCAGAGATTGTTGAATTACTTGACCAAATTTTGTTTGCTACTCTGTCTGATTACAACTGGACATACTCTCCATATGGGGAGTTTTATTTTATAGGGGATGTGGGCTTTACTCACGCCCCCCTTAATGTAATGGGGAAGGCATACGGTGGGATGTATTCTGAGAACCAGATAGCCAGAGATGCCCTGCATGATGTGGTTTATGGACACACTCACAAAAGATTAGATAAGACTTTCCCTAAAATGGGTAATCAGTTTTTAAATGTAATCAATTTAGGCACAAGTCTACCGGAAGGCCACTTAGAAGAGTATGCTAAACATACATTGACTGGATGGTCATATGGGGTCTACGACATCGGCATAAAAGATGGTAGAATAGAAGAAAGAACTTGGATACCAATCAACAAACTTATTGAACGCTATGGTGAAGGATATGCGGGAGATTAAAAAGATAATCGTACACTGCGCTGACACACCCGAAGGTCGGGAGGTCAAAACAGAGGAGATAAAGCGCTGGCACACTGAAGAGAGAGGCTGGAGCGATATTGGTTATCATTGGGTTGTTGAGCTTGATGGGTCGGTTCATCAGGGTCGTGATGAAGCTGTTAATGGCGCTCACTGTCGGGGTCACAACAGCGACAGCATCGGCATCTGCTATGTTGGCGGCGCTGACTCTGAAGGAAATCCTAAAGACACACGAACCGAAGGGCAGAAGGATTCCCTTACGACCCTCATTAGAGAAATACTTGACAGACACCCGGAAGCGGAAGTTTTTGGACACAGAGATTTTTCAGAAAAAGCCTGCCCATCATTTGACGCAAAAACAGAATACGCAGGCCTATAAGGAGTAAATTATGTTACCACTTTTGTTTGGACTAGGGGGTTCTGCACTAGCTGGCGCTGGTATGCTTGGCGGCATGGGCGCTTTGACCGCTGGTGCTATCGGCTCTGGGTTAGGCTCTCTGGCGCAAGGTGATGATATTGGCACTGCTATAGGCACTGGCCTGATGTCTTACATGGGTGGTAAGGCTCTTGGTGGTTTAGGTGGCGCTGGCGGTGGCTCTGGTGCTGGCTCCATAACATCTAATCTTCCCCAAGGTGCGATTGACGCAGGGGGATTTGCGGCAAGTCCAGCAAATCCAGCAAACCTTGGGTTAAAAGATTTTGGCGCGGCTGGTATGCCAGCTTCCGCGATGACTGGCACACAAGGCGCAATGAACGCCCTTACCTCAAATTTAGGTCAGACTGCTGGTATAGCCATGCCGGGGCTGATGGCTATGGGACAGCCTCAAGGCGGTTTCAAATCTCAGCTAGATGACGGGGATATACCAGAGGCCGCCGCTCCAAACAGGGTTCAAAAGATTATGCCTGCTGGCTATCGTGGCGGGATTGACCCAGAATTTAGGTTCTTTAATGAAGGCGGAATCGCATCGCTCCCCTATCAAGAAGGCGGTGATATGGACATGTCAGAAGCGCCCAACGATAAAGAACTTATTTCTGATGCTGTAGACGCCATTCAAGGCCGCTCAGAGACCCCTGAGATTGTTCTTGGTAGGTTTATGGCTCGCTACGGTGAAGAAGCCTTGCGCGACCTTGTAGAGCGCGTTCAGAGCGGTGAGTTTGGCATGAACGCCGAAGTAACTGAGGGCAAGGTGAATGGTGTCGGTGACGGCATGGACGATATGATTCCTGCAACCCTAGAAGGAGAGCAAGATGTGGTGCTATCCGATGGAGAGTTTATTGTTCCTGCGGATGTGGTTAGCGGGCTGGGCAACGGCTCGACTGACGCAGGCTCGAAGGCTCTTTATGAAATGATGGACAGAGTTCGTGAATTACGCACAGGCAAAAGAGAACAGCCAGAGCAAGTTCCATTAGGAGATATGATGCCAGCATGATTGTAACAGCCGTTCCGAGTGAAGCTCTGGACGTTGTTTGGGGAGACGTTGCGAGCATTCTGCATAAGTCAGTAGAAACATCAAATGGTAAGTTTCATATTGACGATATATATAGAGACGTTAGTAGGGGCGATTTAGGCCTTTGGCTTGTTCTTGATGAAACTTCTGAGAACCAAGCCAGTCCTGTAGCCGCTTTTACTACAAGAATTATTCCTTATCCAAACCGCATGGCGCTGGCTATGGATTGGGTAGGCGGAAGCAAAATGGGAAAGTGGTTGCCAGTGGTAATCGAAACCCTAGAAGGGTACGCCAAAGAATGTGGATGTTCACATTTAGAGGGGTACGGAAGAAAGGCTTGGATGCGTTGGTTAGGCAAGTATGGGTGGAAGCCCGAATATATAGCTTACAGAATGGAGTTAAGTAATGGGTAAAGGAAGCAAATCCGCACCCTCTGAACAAACCGTTGTTCAATCTAATTTGCCGAAGTATGTTCAACCATACTTTGAGCGTCTTTTACAACGTACAGAATCAGAGTCAAAGGCCGCATATCAGCCGTATCAGGGGCAAAGATTAGCCACGCCCGGTTCTGATATCACTCAAGCCCAACAGAACATTAGAAATCTTGCTGGTCAAGGCATAGCCGGGCTACCACAAGCGCAGTCAGCAACACAGGCTGGTTTGCAAAGAGCATTGCAAGGGATGGGTTACCAAAATCAAATGTTTGGTTCCCAGCAAGCACAGCAGTATATGTCCCCTTACATGCAGAATGTGGTAAATGTTCAAAAACAGCAAGCTATTCAAGATTTCCAACAACAAAACGCCGCAAGGGCGGCACAAGCAGTTCAGGCAGGGGCATTTGGCGGCTCAAGGCAGGCGGTCGCACAAGGCATGGCTGGTCAAGAATTGTCGCGCCAGCTTGCAGATATACAGGCTACGGGGCAACAACAAGCGTATGAGTCGGCACAAGCGCAGTTTGAAAGAGATAGAGCCGCAAGAGAGTCCGGAGAGCGTCTAGCTCTTGGCGCGGCTGAGTCCGCTGGAGCGCAAGGCGCACAGTTGGCACAGTTAGGCCAAATGGCTAGAGAAGGTGATGTTCAGGCCGCACAGCTACTAGAGCAAATCGGCAAGGACATTCAGGCTCAACAGCAGGCTGGACTCGATATTAATTATGAAGATTTTGTACGTCAGCGGGATTACCCCCGTGAACAGTTGCAGTTCTATTCATCCATACTTAGAGGTGTCCCAGTACAGCCATCTACGGAAACGACTAAATTTCAATCTTATAATCCTGTTCAGCAGTTACTGGGAACGGGCATATCCGCGTTAGGTTTATATAAAGGTATTCAAGGAATCTAATATGAATATCATTGACATCCAAGACCAGCTAAAAAACTTCTCTGAAGAACAGCTTATAAATGAGATGCAGGCTCCTTCTGGGTCTGCACCGCAGTTTCTTGTTTTGAGCGAGATTCAAAGACGCAAGCGTGTAAGAGATGATTTTAATAAACGTCAGGCCGCTATGGAGCCTTCTGTAGCACAAGAGGCCATAGCCGCCGCTGGAGTCCCACAACAGGGGATTGCTGGGATGTCTGAGGCCATGGCGCCAAATAGTGCAATGGCACAAAATGCAGTTGGTTCTGCTATGCCACAGCCTATGAGAATGAACTCGGGCGGTATATTGGCATTGAACAATGGCGGTCTAGTAGATGGGCTGTTCTCAGGAACAGATAGAGGCAAGCAAATTTCAGAAAGAGACTACGAAATTCGCACAGGCAAAGACGGCAAGAAGTATGTGTACAAAAAAGGCACCAACATTATGATTGGCAGTGCCGATAAGCTGTTTGACAACAAGTATGACGGCGGAGTTTTGAAGGCTCAAGCCGGAACTTACTTTGACCCAGATGGCGTAGCCACAGACGAGCTTCTTTACGCAATTATGATGCAAGAGAGCGGTGGCGACCCAACAGCCCGTGGCTCTTTGGACGAGGTTGGCGCATTTCAGATTCGCCCCGGAACAGCATTAATGCCGGGATATGGCGCCAAGTCTATGTTCCCAGACATTTCTTCTCAAATAGGTCCGGGCAAAAAATATAAAAACGTACAAGAAGCCTATGAGGACAACAAAGAACTCATTGACAAAGGCCTGTCTGACGTAGAAGGCTCTCGCTTATTCGGGAGAGACTATCTTACACAGCTACGCAAACGCGCTGGCAGTGACGAGGGCGCTATTGCCGCTTACAACAGAGGTCTTGGCGGCATTAAAGATATAGACATTCCTAACCTTGATTATGTTAAGGGTGTTAAAAGTTACATGGGCTTTGCTGGCGACCCATCATTAGATGAGTCTGCTTCACCAGACCCATTTACTCCAGAAGAAGGCACAGAAACACTCACAGATATTCTTGGCGGTGGGAAGCCTGCTCCAAAGGCAAGCGCTGATGACCTTGGCGACCCAGAGGGTGACTGGCAAGAGTCTCTTCAAATACAGCAAGACAACATGGGGCCTGAAGAAAAGACGCCAACAGGCGCGTCTACAACAACGCAAGGCAACACCGCTGGGGCGCCTTCAAGCCAAACTGGAAAACCAAAGGACGGTGCAGATGCTTTAGCAGGGGCGTTGAACTTCCAATCAACTGGCGATAGTGCAGAGGGCGGCATCTCAGCAGAGATTGCAGAGCTAAAAACCAGATTGGCGAAGAACGCTGAGAGCGACAAGTGGCTTGCCCTTGCCCAAGCTGGCATGGCTCTTATGTCATCCAAAGAGCCTACACTTATGGGTGCTTTAGGTGAGGCTGGTATATCTGGTCTAACAGCCATGAGAGAGGCGCAAAAGCGTTACGATGAAGGGGTTATTGACCTTATCAACGCAAAGGCTAAAATAAAGCCAACAGGAATAACTGAATCAAAGTCAGCAGAATTGATGTCTAGCATATTTGAAATCTTAGGCAAAACTGAAAAAGACCCAATCACTGGGGAAGTGATTCCAGTTGTGCCAGCAGGACCAGAAAGGGAAGGATTGCTTCGTCTTATTGACGCCCTAAAACCAAGAGTGGGCGGCTACAGAGAAATGCAAACCTCGGCATCAAAAAAGGCTAGTTAAAAATGCCTATAGTCAATACTATTAGTCCGCTTACTGGCAGGAACTACACAGTAGAAATTGCTGGTAACGAGCCGACCCAAGAAGAGCGCCTAGAGATTGCCAACTGGCTTCTGCAAACAGAGGGCTACTCACAACCACAGCAAGAGCTAATCGAACCTGAAGAGGGGGGACTCGGGGATGTGGGCGACCTTTTTCAGGGAGCCGCTTCCGGGTTTGCAAAAGGCTTTGCTCAAATTCCGGGCGGCTTGGCGTCTTTGTATGCCGCAGGGATGTCATACATACCCGGTGACCAAGGCGAAGAAGAAGTCGAGCAGTTTGGTCAGTCAGTGACACAGGCCGCAGAAAGCGGCATTGATTACGTTTTGGGTACCCCAGCAGACACAATAGCTGGCAAGTCTGGTCAGGCTATTGGTTCTTTAGCATCATTCTTTGTCCCATATCTAGGCGCGGCTAAAGCCGCATCTTTAGCTGGTGCTGGCGTAAAAGCCACCCGACTGGCTGGCGGCATTGCTTCCGGCACTATGGGTGTTGCTCTTGGCGCACAAGAGCAGGCTTCTAGGATACAAAGACAACTAGAGCAGGGCAAAGAAGTAGACTCAAAAGATTTTGCCATTCTTACTGGTGGCGCTATTGGTGCTACAGAAGCCTTGCCTTTGGGTAAAGTGTTTGGCGCTGTTGGAAACCTTCTAAAGAAGGTTCCAAAAGAAGCCAAAGATGAGGCAATTAGGACTATTCGAGGAAGGCTGAAGTCTGCTGGTAAAGCCGCGCTTGCTGAAGGCGCACAGGAAGTAACGGCGGCTATTCTGCAAGACCTAACAGAAAAAAATCTATACAACCCCGACCTAAATATAGCGGCAAGCGCATACACAGATGATGCCATCTACGGAGGTGGCGCTGGTGGTGTGTTTAACTTTGTTCTTGAGTCAGTAGCTGGCAGAAGAATCAACAAGTTTATTAAGGGTCAGGCACAGCTTGTAGCAGACCAACAAGAAGAGGGCGCTGAAGCTAGGGACATGGCGAACAGAGGCAAGGCGTCTCTGGGTGGCACAAGGTTTGATGCTGACGGGAATGAGATACCGGAAGGCCAGCCGCAGATTGCTGGCCCAAGACTTATGCTTACTGGCCCAGACCAAGAAGTAGAAGAAGATAAGCAAATTGTACCCGAGGACAAAAAACGTGCCTCTGAGAACTTAAAAAAGTTAGCGCTCGACCCGGCGCAAGAACGGCAAATTCAAATTGAGTCTGCAAGAGAGCTACAGACAGGTCTGAATGAAATTGATTTGAAAGACCTCCCGTTAGCAGAGGCTCAGATTATTCGTCAGACACGCCAGAGAAGAGGCAGTCAGGATGTAGACGCGCCAATCACGCTAGACGAGTTGCGTGAAGTTGTTGGCCTTGACGCCTATAATAGAGAAGGTGTTAAACAAAAACCAAACACCTTTGAAAAAGGAAAGACAGCAGAAGAGGCGGCAGAACGCTCAGAGGCTCTTAACGCAAAGGGAGTTGTTCTTGAAAACTACGATGCCGCAGTTCTTGCCGCAGAGTCAGGTGAAGTTACCAACAAAGACGGTACTGTAAGCCGCGCAAAGCTACAAAGAAAATTAAAGGTTAACGCCCGCACATCTCAAGCAATAATTGACGAGATGCGTAAGCGCGGTGTTATAACGCCTATATCCCCAACCAAAGACCGCGTTGTAAATCCAAAAGAAGAGCCTACACCTCCAAGCGAAGAGGAAATTCGTATCCGCGAATACGAGTCTGCCATAAATGCCCTAAAGGTAAAGCATCTTGAAACTCAGTCTATCTTGGAGCGCATGAAGCAAAATGTGCAGACGCCAGAAGACCAGATTCAGGTCGAGAGAGTTCAGGCAGAACTTGATACCACAACCGCACAGATACAATCTCAAGAAAACAGACTCGCTGAATTTAAGGGGCTAACAAAGCCAGAGGTTTCCGCTGTTCAGGTTTCAGCAAACGAAGCCAGAAAGGCTCAAGACGAAGCATCTGACTCTACACCAACGGAAGATTATAGACGCAAGCTAAATCGCATAGCAAATGCACTGCGTAAAAATCTGTTTAAAATGGGTTTGTCTGATGTTGATTTGGTGACAACAAATGTCATTGAGCCTGAGTCAATTGACACAAATGTCACAGAGGGGCTTTTTGAAAACAACGCTGACGGCAGACGCATCATAACTCTTGCTATGGAGTTGTATGACCCTAACATGACGGACGCAGAGCTTGAGCAAAGACTTGCTGGCGTCATGAACCATGAGGTAATTCATGCATTAAAGTCTCTTGGCCTTTTCAGTGAGGCAGAATGGCAAACCCTTGTTAAGGCCGCTCAGAACAGAAAATTCACCAAGCGCAGTGGCGGCAGAAACATTGAGCGCGAATACACATTCCTAGACCGCGCAGAGTATATGTACCCAGACCTAGACCCAGAGGGACAGCAGGAAGAAGCTGTAGCCGAAATGTTTAGGGCATATGCGGACGGAAGGATAAAGGTTGGCGGCAAGCCAAAAGGTCTATTCAAACGTATTATTGGGTTTATTAAAGCAATATTCAACGCGCACTCTGAGGCAGGATTTAGAAATGCCGCAGAGATATTTGACGGCATTAAATCCGGCAAGGTCGGCAGGCGCGAAAGAAACCTAGACAAGGCTCGCCAAGCTCCAGCAGAGTCTCGCTACTCTACTGCTGGTGTTCGTGCCGGGTTCTTGATTCCAGAGCGCGGCAATGTAGAGCGTATACAGCAGTCATTCAAAGACGTAACTAAGCGCATACCTCAACTTACTGAGGCCGCTCAGAAATTGTCCGATGGTACAATTTTATATGATGAATATGACCGCTTGGTAAATGAGTTCAAGCCAATCATCCCATATGAGACAGTGCCAGCCCCAGAGACCAATGAAGATATGCTTAACGCACTTCAGGCTTCTGACCCAAGAAAAGTTGAGAAGCTGGGGCAGGCTGTAAATATTGAAAACGGCACACGAGTTAAATTAAGATTAGATATTCCAGCATACACCCGGCAGGGCGTTTGGATTCCAACTATTCACGGTCAAGACAACCGCACAATAGCTCATGAAAGCACTGCGATAGTTACAAACGCTGGGTTCTCTGCCAACCAAAGAATAGCCGAAAGAATAGCAGTTGGCGGTGCAAAGGGGCCATTTGCAACAATAGATGGTAGCTTTGTGCAAGCCTCACCCGAACAGGCATTTGCCATAGCTCAACAAATGATGAACGACCCTGACGTTGTTCAGGTTGGGTTTGACCCAGAAAGACACTCGTACTTCTATGACCGTATGACAACACAGCCAGTTATTGGTGCTGAACAAGTTGTTCAAATCGGCCCGCTTGTGCTTGCTAAAAATCCTGTTTTTGGGAATAAATCAGAATTTAAATACTCAGTACGCAGACTGCCAAACACACCAGAAAACCTTCTTGGCCCAATACCTGTAGTACATAATGTAAAGACTCGCTACTTACAGTCTGTAGGAATGCCCAATCGCAGACAGGCTGAGTATGTAAAGGTTAATGAGGGGCTTGCAAGACGAATAGCTTTGGCGTTTGAAGAGGCAGAAGATAGCCCGAACAACCCGGATGTGCGCGAAGCATATCAAGCCATGGCAGACGAGACTATGGCGCAGTGGCAGTTTATTAAAGACACTGGCATAAAAATTGAATTTATCAAGCCTGACATGGACAACCCATATCCAAATGGCTCTAGGGATGTTTTGATTGATATTCGTGACAACAATCATATGTGGGTGTTCCCAACAGACAGTGGCTTTGGAGAAGCTGAGTTTACAGCAGAAGAAGAGGCCGCCAATCCTTTGCTGTCAAAGGTTGGGGAATTTGTTGACGGCATAGATATGCGTGTTAATGATGTGTTCCGAATTGTGCATGATTACTTCGGTCATGGCCTAGAAGGAGCTACATTTACCGCTCGCGGTGAAGAAAATGCTTGGCAAGCTCACGTTAGAATGTATAGTGGGTTAGCGGCTAAGGCTATGACCACAGAAACAAGAGGGCAAAACTCTTGGGTTAACTTTGGTCCATTTGGGGAGCAAAACAGGGCAAACCCAGCAGATACCACTTATGCAGACCAGAAGATGACACTTCTTCCTGACTTTGTGGTTGAGGAAGGTGTTGCCGCAGACTTGGAGTCAGTTAATGAAAAAGACAGAATTGCTAAAGAAAGCAGACGAGCTATTGGCGCAGGAGCTACAGGGCCAGACAGCAGAAGAAGCTCAAGAGTTGGAACAGGACAAACTGATGTCGGAGGCGAGGTTCAAGAGGGCGAAAGATTTGACCCAGAAGCGCCTAAACCAGCAGTTGACGAAAACGGCCTAACAAAACTAACTCACTACTCTAAGATAGCTGGACTAGAAGAGATAGACCCAGAGAAGCAGGGAACCAATTATCAGGTTCGTGGCAAAGAGTACGAGCGTAAAGTAGGCTACCCAGATATATATGTGCCTAGAAGCTACTTCGGGCTGAACGTAGGCAAAGATGGCGGCTACGATAAAGAGTGGTCTGTAGGCACAAATGCGTATGAAGTAGATGTCCCAATTGATGGAATATACGACTTAGAGAACGACCCCAAAGGTTACAAATCAAAAGCCGCTGACATGGTTACTCCAAAGATAATGGAGTACGAACAGGGTGACCCAGAGCGGTTTGTTGTAACGCAAGCCGAAAAAATGATAAAGGAAGACGGTTACACTGGCTACTGGGGCAACTCCAGAATGGGGCTTGTCGCGGTTATGTTTAACCCTCTAAAAGTTCGCTCTTATAACAAGGCAGACTCTGAAGTAAAACAATCAAGACGCGCATTACCAGCAGGATACGCTGACATCAAGCCGCTTCTTATTGAGGACGAGCTTGAGCTTTCAGAATCTGGTATGCGCCATCATGTTGAACAGCGCACAAGAAAGCTGGTTGATATATTTAACAGCCTGCCAAGCTCAGAAGAAATGGGCGCGGTTGCAGTTGCTGGTAAGGCAAAGCGCGGATGGTACAAGAACTCCGCACAAACAATCCTTGATATATTCGGTTTGTTCGATGCTCGCAGATTTACAGCATTACTCGCCGCGACATCTCCTCAAACTTCAGTTGAGTCAAACGCTATCAACACCCTAAATATATGGGCAAACTGGAACAAGGCTGGCAGACCCAAAGATAGAGAGTCAATCTTAACAATTATGGGTGAGTCTGTTCAGGGTGATAAGGGAAGAGAGTCAATACTCCCTGCGTGGCTAAACAATTCCCTGAGAGCGCTAACGGCACCAGAGGGTTCTGAGATGGAACTCGTTTTGTCTGGGCCAAAAGTTAATTCGTTTATGTTAAATTTGGTTGGCGCTGTTGACGAGGTGACAAACGATACATGGATGGCTAACTATGCCCTTATAGACCAAGGCACTTTCAAAGGCGCCAAATCCAAAAGGTTTGCCGACCAGTTTGGGGAAGTTGGCATAAAGGGTCCGGGTTATATAGCTTTTTCTGCGAAGGTTAGAAGTGCGGCAAATGCGGCATCTGAACTTACTGGTGACAAATGGACGCCATCTGAGGTGCAGGAAACAGTATGGTCGCTTGCCAAAGCCCTCCTAGAAAAAAGAAAGTCTGCTGGCATGGATATGTCAGCACCTGAAATGCTACGCGCTGGACTCATCACAGACGTTGATGTGGCAGATGTACCAGACTTTGAAACACTGTTTTCAAATGGTCTTTACTCAAAAATATTAAAGGATGCAGGTTATGAAGGAGAACTTGAAGCTATCAGAAGCCGCCAAAGAGGCGGTGCAAGAGCAATTGAAAAGAGGCCAGTCTATGGCACTGAAGACATCTCGGTTAATACGGAGTCTTTCCAAGCGGAACTCGACCAGTTCGCAGAAAGACTAGAAACCCTTGCCCGCAAAAAATTAGACGATAGTACAAAACGCAGTAAAAGAGCTGTGGGCGCTGTTCCAATTAACTTTGGTCGTCCGAACCAGCCAACAATAAACGAGGCCGTGGAAGACGTAGAAAGAGCTTACGACAGAATTACCTACAATAACGTAGGCCGTGTTCTTGGTAATATTTTTGGCAATATACCTTTTATTTCAGACGAGACAGCCAACAGGTACACACAATACTCTGAAAGATTTCTTACAAAGTTCCAAGACTCTATGTTGCCAGTCGGTAAGCTGATGGATGAACTCCGTGCAGACGGCTACAGCGTAGCTGACGCTATGGACGTTTACATGCGAGAAGAGCTTGCCCAAGGTTATATGGGTGCAAAGCTAGAAGCCAACCAGCAAAACCTGTACGAACCTCTTACAGAAAACATCCGTGACTTAGATATCTCTGATGCAGATATAGCGAGACTAGAGGCTTTGTCCGAGTTCTTTAGAGATGCTTCCGGAGCATACGACAAGAAGCTGGCAATCGCAGATGCGTATGTGTACGCCTTACACGCGGCAGAGCGTAACGCTTACGTTCTTAGAAAGTTTCAGCGTGGCATGGGTTCCGGCATGTCAAACGAAGAAGCCCAAGCAATTATCAATTGGGTCAATTCGCTAGATGTAAATTCTCGCGCCGGGCTACAGTCAATAAATCAGCTTGTTAAACAAATCATCGAAAGCACTAACAACGAAAGAAGAGAAGGCGGTTTGATGGCTGATGAATATCAGTTTGATAATTACGTTCCTCTTCGCGGTCTTTTGGACCCGGACAGCGAATTTGCAGAAGAGAGCAATAATTTACCTCTTCCGGGCCGCAGAAGAAGAGCAAATTTGTATGGCGGCAGAGTTAGACAAGACCCACAAATACGTCAGGGCAGGGGCGAGCAGTACGCAACAGACATTATTGCCAATGTTATGACGCAAAACCAGCGCACAATTGTAGATGCCGAAAGAAACAAGGTTGGCAAATCTTTCTTAGACCTAATTGAGAGTCAAGAAGTAGACATGACTGGGATAGCTTCTGTTGTTGAGTCCATCACCCCAGAAAACGAAAACAACATACTAAAAGTTAAAATTAATGGCAGGGCAGAGCCAGTAAAAATATTTATAAACGATGACAGAATAGCCAGAGCAATGAAAGGCGCATATGGTGACGGCACTACCAGAAGCGCAAACTACGTTAAGTATCTGCGTCAGTTTAATAGGTTCTTATCTAACCTTAACACCACTTGGAACCCAGAATTTGTTATCACAAACTTTGCCCGTGACTTGGGTACTGTTGGCGTGAATGTCAATCAATACGAAGAATCAAAGATTGTTAGAGAGGTTGTGGCTAACGCTCTTCCAGCAATCAAAGGAATTGCATCTCGCATAAACGCCCCACTTGCTGGCGATAGTACAGAATGGTCACAAATATTTGATGATTTTGTTAAGGCTGGAGGGAAGAACTCCACTAACCAAATCGACACTGTAAAAGACCAGATGGAGAACATCCAAAGAATATTGAAAACAGTGGGTGAAAGCGGGAGCAATGTTGCAAAAGCTAGGGCTGGGTTTAGAGAACTTGGCAGATGGCTGGACACATGGAATACAGCAGTTGAAAATGGCGTCCGTGTTTCGACATACAAAGCATTGCTTGATAGAGGGTATTCAAAAGACAGAGCCGCTCAAGCCGCAAGAAACGTGACTGTTAACTTCGCCAAAGGTGGTGAAGAGAAGATGCTGATGAACTCTCTGTACCTGTTCTATAACGCATCTATACAAGGCTCATTCGCTTTGATGAATGCCGCAATCAAGTCCAGTAAGGTTCGTAAGATTTGGGCTGGCATGTTGCTTTACAGCATATTAGCAGACCAGATAAATGCCCTTCTGTCAGAGGATGAAGACGAAGATGGAAGAAAAGATTATGACGAGCTTACAGATTACACTCTGGAACACAATCTTATATTCCCGACACTTGGCCTGACAAAAGAAGGCTTTGTAAAAATACCTCTTGGATACGGCATCAACATGGCGTTCAACTCTGGTAGAGTAATGAGCAGATTCATGAGAGGTGAGTATTCCATTGGTGATGCGTCCAACTCTTTCTTTGGAACAATCTTCGAGTCTATGAGTCCAATTGGCTCCATCAACGACTTCGGTGAGCTAGGTGATTACGGAAACCTTGCCGCTCCGACAGTCGTTGACCCGTTTGTCAGCTTGCTTGCAAACAGAGATTATGACGGCACACCAATTTACAAGCCGGGTTCACCATACGGCCTTCAAAAGCCAGACAACCAAATGTACTGGGCAAATGTGGGCGCTACACCAAAGGCAATATCAAACATTCTTTCTATTTATGGAACTGAGGTTACTCCGGGCTTCATAGATATTTCCCCGAATGTGGTTGATTTTTGGATTAACTACCTAACTGGGGGCGCTGGCTCTTTTGTTGTTAATGTCCTAGACCTTCCAAATGATATAGTTAATAAGATGAGGGGCGATTTTGAAGGCAACATAACAAGAGAAATACCTTTTGTTAAAAAGGTTTTTGCATCACCCTCCGTGCAAGCGGAAACTGGCGATTTCATGGAATACAGAGACGATGTGCTGAGAGCGGTGCAAGAGTTGAAGTACGCTAGAATGGCTGGGGACATGCAAAGAATTGAAAGCGTAAAGGCTAAGTACGCCAAAGAACTCTCTATAGCCGGAAGAATTAAAGCCTTAAACAACTACAGAAACAAACTGGTACGGCAGAAAAACAAAATAAGACAATCGCCAAGAATACCAGAAGAACAAAAAAGGGCGCTGATAAGAAAAATCAACGAGCGTATAACAGAGGTTGTACGCAATGCGTCAGTTGTTATGAGAGATGCTGGGGTTATGTAGACAAATAAGACACTGGCAGAAGAACGCCTTTGCTAGTGTCACTGTCACCGCCAGAAGCTATTCGACCAGACTGGAACTCCGCACGACATTTATCTTTTAGCCTGTCCGTTCTTATTATCACGACAGTTTCGTTTTCAAGAATGAAGGCCCAGTGCTTGGCTTGCGTTGTGGCTATACCGGATGGCTTACCCCTGCTTTCATACTCAACAAAAACATTGCCAGTGCGGTGAGCCAAGAAATCCCTTTTTACCTCTATGGTCGAGCCAGATAGAATTTGGGCAAGCATTTTTTCCTCTACTTGCCCAACTTCTAAGTCATATTTGAAGTCACTATTGAATTTCATTTGTACTACAGTACAATTATTTTTCTAGTTTAGAATCAATCCAAGCCACAACCTCCGCCTTTTTCCACCTTTTTATTCTTGGCGAAAGAACAAGGGGTTTTGGAAATGTGTTGTCGCTCTCCATTATGTAATAGATTGATTTTGGTTTAATAGACAGCATATCAGCTATTGTCTTTTGGTCGATAAAGTCATTTGACATTACGCTCTCCCTTGCTTCCATCTTGTAAACTCCTCAGATAAAGATTTGAATTTCTCCCTTGCTTGGGAGTTTGTTTTCATGTCAGCCCTGCTAGAGATTTCAAGATATTTGCGTAAGCAGTTTGCTACTTGCTTTTCACGAACATCGTCATCCATAGATGGGTAATTAGCTACATAGTGATGCTCATACATAAAGTGAGCAAAGTCTAAATTTCTGCAAAGCATCCCAGCACTGGCTACAAGACGCTCAGTTTCGCGTTGCTCTAAAGAAATCTCAGGCTGGTCATTGTCGTCTAACTTAACCATAGCCACCATGTAGCGCGAACCAACCCAGTCGGTGTGAAGACTGGGTGGAACTTCGTTAGGGTGTAGTGCCAAGCGTAATATTGTACCCTGCTTGCTCTGAGACATTGATGTCTTCACCGCCTCAAAATGAAAGGCGGCTTCTTTTGGGTCCACCTCATCAAACATTTTTGTAATCCCTTCCTAAAAATTCAGACACTCTAGCATCGTAATGTGTGACACCAGAAAAATTACGAGTGTGTGTAGTTCTCTTTACGCCATGAACCGTCATTTCATATGTTATAAGTTCTTGACGAAATATGTTTGGCTGGTTTTGGGGGAAATAACTATCATCCAACTTTCCCTTCAACGAACACAAACCGTTTGTCGGAAAGTAACATAGGTCTTCCCTTTCTTTTTCACTTATCATTACGAACATTCTCCTTAACTGCAATAACGTGAAAGTCTCCAAGAAACATTCCTTTGTTTTGCATTGAATTTTGCTTATTTCTAAACATTTCTTCGCAACGCAAAGCCGCTTCTTCTTTTGAGTTTGCCCTTATTGTTTTAAACTCCTTGCTATACTCAACAACAACAAAAACATTAAAAGAGGCGTTAAACTTCTTCTGTTTCTTCTTCTGCAAGTTCAATTCTCCCTAAAGCAACATCCATCATAGCGCACCACATATCCAACCTGTTATGCTGTTGTGGAAGTTCACCGACAACCTCCAACATATCATCAGTGGGATTTCTAAGCGCAAGCATTGCCTCTGCGGCAAGAATTTCATATTCGACTGGCATACCAAGTTTTTCCATCTTTTGATGGGCGCTCTCTATAGCCAAAGAAACCTTATATATTGCTTTCATTAAATTTCTCCCAATTTAACCTAGCCCATTTCACAGGGTCTATTCCCTGCAAATCCCACCATGTCCGTTCATCACCAAAATGGTGTAACTTCATATGGCAAGAGTGGCACAGAGGAACACACCAATTGTCTCCCACCTTCATTCCCATAGCATTAGGCTCTGCGAACATGATGTGGTGTGCCTCTGCGCCATACCCACAGACTAAGCACGGGCTACCGCGCAAAGTCTTTAGGTATTTCTGAGAGCGAACTCTCTTAGAACGGTACTTCGTCATTTAAGGCAGTAGATACTGGCTGTGACGGCTGGGCATTAGACTGAGGGCGTTCCTCAAACTTGTTCCCACGCAAAGATAAGTATGTCGCGCCATTTTTCTGGGATACCTTTTTCCAGCCAGCCAAACTAAGTTTAGGCTTTGTAATGCCGCGAGATATTTGGTCAACCAAGTCATTAACAACCTCATCAGATAATTCGAGGCTACCTGTATAGTCAGGCTGTGTTTCCTTAGACTTGCGATTATTGGTGAACAGAACACCAGATGGTGGATAATCATTCATGCCGCTTCTCCTGAAGGCTCAAGTGTTTCCTTATGTGCTTTGAAGTTTTCAAACACATCATCGTAAAGTTTTTTGTCGCCATTTTCGAGTATTTTAATGGCTGACTTGTTTATACCCCAGAACCCGCGCAACTCTTCTACTGTTTTGCATTCTGGGATAAATTTATTGAAGACCTCGGCAACAAGTTCCAAGCCCTCAACTTCCTCTTTGTTACCCTTATTGTCTTCTACGGTAACTGTAGGCTCTACGCCTTGAGGCAAATCTTCACCAGCGTAGATGTAGTGACCAAGGCCATGCATAGCACAGCACTTTGCAAGACATCTTTGCAGTGAGGTGTTGACAGAAAAGCTGTCTGGATTTTTAACAGCCTTGTTTCTGTAATCAAGAACAGGCAAAATTTCAGTCTGTTCTTCGCCAGATATTGTCACGGTAACAGAAACGAAAGCGTATCCTTCGCTGTCAACCATGTATGGACGCATCCCATTTGTACTATCGAACAAATTCTTTTGAAATGATGCTGAGGGGTAGTTTTCTTTTACAATGCCCCAAGCCCACGCCCATGAAAGATATGTCAGGTCACCCTTCTTTTCAGTGTGTTCTGAAACATCAATCTTGGATAATTTCTCCCATACACTGCTCATTAAGCAATCTCCTCTTGATAAACTGAGCCAAACTCTTTGTCTTCCATTTCTGTTGTCATCATCATGTGGAAAGGCACTTTACCTATCTTTAAGATGTCCAAGTATGCATCTTTGTTTCCGGCATACTTGTGCTTGAACCACTCAGACAGAACTGGGGTTATGCTTGTAAGCACTTCCTCGTTGTCAATTCTTCCTATGTCCTCATAGTAATCACGCCCCTCTGAGGTTCTGCTCTTACTCATGACCCAAATTTCGTAGATAACGTTCTCTGGTCTGCTGAGAAGTTCATCATCAAAGGCTTGCTTTAAAACGCCAGCCGCTTCTCTTGGGTCAGACACAGATGGGTCAATCATCTGCGCCATTTCAACACCCTTCTTGGAGAGGGTGATTGTTTGTTCTTTGCTCATTTACTAATCTCCTTCTTATACTGAGAGCAAAATTCAGCAACTCCACAATAGTTGCCGTTACACCGAACAAGTTCCCCTGTCCGATATTCTATTTCGACAGGCACTGACTGCTCTGCCATAAAATCTTTTGCGTCATCTTCGTTATCAAAAACACGCATAGCCCTTTTGAGACCCTTCTTCTTAACTGCCCACGCATCACTTCTCTTCCAACGCTCTTCGTCATTGCAGTTTGAAAACCTTTCCGCTTCTTCTGTTTCTAGGTCATATTTCAAATCTGCCTCTTGGTGCAGAGCGATGCGCTGATGGATATATTCTATTCTCTTCATTTCATCCCACATGGGGATGTCAACAATTACCACTGGCGATTGAGGATAGTCTGGCTTCATCTTTGCCTCGCGGTTACTCCAGTCTCGCAGTATGGCGCATATAGACAGCTTCCTTACTTTTTTGCCTTTGTTGCGCTGAACCAGATAAGCATAAACATTTAGTTGTCTTTCCCAGTCTATTTTACCGTGAATTACAGACCAAACACTTGTTACCTTGTAGTCTGTAATCTCTACAGCTTGACCATAGATTTTTTGATGGTCAACAGCGCCCGACAAAACCCACCCATCAACAGTGGCGAACATTCTTTCCTCAAGAACCACATCATCTGATGGCTCTGAACTTTCAAGAACGTGATGTACGGCTGTGCCAAACAAAGCCCAAATGTTGTCCACAACATCCACAACACGATGCTCATGGAAGTGGTCACGCATTTTGCGTACCCTTGGGCTGTCTATCAGCGATGTAACTGAAATATCCGCTTCGCCCTTGCTATATTTGTCGTTTCTGGCAAAATCAACAAAAGACTGCGGTAAATTGTGATTGTTGGTAATTTTCATCATGTCCTCCCAAAAAAGAATAGCTTGTGAATACCTCAAGTGTACGTTACTCGAGCCGTACACCATCTCCTTCCTTTCACCCCAACGATTGGCTTTGCGACCGACACACTCGGCATCCAACCCTCTTCACAGCTATTATTGTGTGCTTAACTAATACATAGTGAATGTTCAAATAAATGTCAATAGGAAAAATAACATGATTAAAGAGCATATATTCCAAATACTTGGAGAGCCAGCATCAAAGGCAAATAGCAGAAAAATAGTGCTTATAAGGGGTAGGCCAGCATCAATTAAATCTGACAAGGCAAGAAAATATGCATCATACTTCCTTGAGCAATGCCAACCGCTTGACGAACTTTTTGAAACCGATGTAAAAGTTGAAATGTTAATTTATTACGCTTCTAGGAGGCCCGACCTTGACGAAAGTTTAATTTTAGATTTGATGCAGGGGGTAATTTATAAAAATGACAGACAAGTTAAGCAGAAGAATATTTACTGGGGGCTTGATAGGGAGAGGCCAAGAACTGTTATCAGAGTGTCGCCTCTGGAGAGCGGTGATATCCCAAGCTATCTCAGATGCCTATCTGAGTTATGAAAGGGAAAAGTGTGAAGTTGAAGAATGGATAAAGACCGAAGACTTTGAAACTGTATGCGACCTTGCCGACCTAGACACAGACAAGATGAGAAATAATTTTATTTATATATTAAATTCAAAACCTGCGATTGCCATGTTCGAGGGCAGGAAGCTAAAAGACCTAATAGATAAATATTAATACTATAATACAAATTATATATTAATATATATTATATATATAATAATAATATATATATCCTTTACTACACGGCACTTCAAAATATCAGTTGACAGTGGAGGCGGCTGGACATATCGTTAATCCAGTCGTGGAGATTTGTAATGCAAACTGATATCATTATTCGCGGAGAGGCTCTCCGCAGGGGAGAAGGGCAACATAAAATCGTCTGCCCAACCTGTTCCCAACAGCGAAAAAAGAAGGGTGAAAGAACCCTATCAATCAAAGTAGATGGTGAAAGCATTTTATATAATTGCTGGCACTGTCAAGCATCTGGCGTTGTCAACTTAGAAGAAAGGCAAATGCCTCAAAAGAGGAGCAAAACTGTGACATTGGCTGTTCAGCATAATTGGGAAGACTTAAACAAAAGAACATTGGATTGGCTTGAGACACGCGGCATTTCGGAAGAGACCGCGCGCAGTGTAGGAATAAAATCTGGCAAGCATTTTATCTCAGCACTTCAAAAGCAATCAGACTGTGTTGTGTTTCCGTACACAAACAAGGGGCAAATGTATGCCGCCAAGATACGCTCTGTAGAAGACAAGGGATTTTCTTGTAACGGTGCGCCAGCATCATTTTTTAATTTAGAGAATGTTGTGGCTGGGGATGACCTGTTCATTTGCGAAGGCGAAATGGACGCACTTTCACTTGTGCAGTGCGGGTATGAAAGCGCGGTTTCCGTGCCAAATGGCGCGGTTATGAAGGTTGTTGACGGCAAGATAGACCCACAAGAAGACAATAAGTTTAAGTTTTTATGGGATGCAAAAAGAGTTATCGATTCAGCAAACAGAGTGATTATCTGCACAGATGCTGACAGTGCTGGTCAGGCTATGGGCGAAGAGATTGCCAGACGTATTGGGAAGGACAAGTGTTGGCTTGTTGAATGGCCTGAAGGTAGCAAGGACGCGAATGATGTCCTCACAAAAGAAGGCTCAAAGGGTCTTCACAAGGTCATAGCAGACGCAAGGCCGTACCCTGTAGCTGGGCTGTATGATGCCGCACATTTCTACGACCAGCTTGACGAAATTTATGAAAAGGGCATGGGGCGTGGGGCGTCTACTGGCTACATGAATGTAGATGAATACTACACCATAGTTGAGGGGCAACTGACGGTGGTTACTGGTCACCCCTCTTCTGGGAAGTCAGAGTTCATAGACCAGATAATGGTCAACCTTGCAGAGGAAAAGGGCTGGAAGTTTGCCATCTGTTCTTTTGAGAACGAGCCGCGCCTACACATTGCCAAGCTAATCAGCAAGCATCACCGTAAGCCGTTTTTTACTGGCGTCACTCCGCGCTTAACAAAAGAGGAGCTGGACACCGGAAAGAAATTTATTCAAGACCACTTTAGTTTTCTGTATCAGAATGACGGGTCTATGGCTACAATCAACGACATTGTTGAAAGGCTCAAGATTGCGGTTATGCGCCACGGCATAAGAGGCGCAATCATAGACCCATATAACTACATCCAAAAGAATGGCGATATGTCAGAGACAGACTGGATTAGCGAAATGCTTACTCAGTTGCGTGTGTTCGCTCAGTCTCACGGCATCCACTTATGGTTTGTAGCACACCCCACGAAAATGTTGAGGGGGCAGGACGGTAAAGTGCCAGCGCCAAAGGGCTACGATATTTCGGGTTCAGCGGCATGGTTTGCAAAAGCTGATGTGGGGCTTTCTGTTCATAGGCCAGACCCAGTTGGTTCGGCACTCAGCGAAGTTCATATTTGGAAATGTAGGTTTAGCTGGGTTGGTAAGCAGGGCGTTGCTGACCTGTATTTCAATCAGGTCACCTCTAGGTATTCAGAGCAAGCAGAGGACAACTTCCCACCAGTTCCATCTGTTATGGGGTTTGCGCCAGAGGATGTTCCTTTTTAACACTCCTGATGTGAACCATGATAGTTATAGATTTGTACGATGGTAAGAAAAAAATGAAAGAACAATCCGGGAACAAAAATACACAAAGAGGAAAACAGCTTTTGGAAGAGGCGGTTAATGTTATTGACGCAAGAGGTGAACACTATGGGCCGCCAAAAGAAAATTTTCAAAGAATAGCTGATTTTTGGTCTGTATATCTAAAAGGCAAGCTGAAAGATGGCGAAGTTATTACACCGCTAGACCATGCCTTGATGATGGATTTAGTGAAAACTGCGCGGCTGATGGAAACACCCAAGCACTGGGATAGTTTTTTAGATAAATGCGGTTATTCGGCGGTTGCTGTAGAATGTTTTGATGTTGACTAGATTTGTATCCTAGTATAAATTCACAAATGCAACTGTCACAAAAGTTGTTTCCTCCCGACTGGGGGCTGGGGTTTTCTCAGCCCCCTCTTTTTTGTCAAAAAAAAGGCGAGCCGAAGCCCGCCTTTAATTTATTTTTTTTGAGGATGCGTCCACCGCAAGAGAGGAAACACGATAAGGACGATGGACGCTTTTTCCAGCACTCCTCAAGCACTGTCAACAACACCCTATCGTGTAACCGTTATCGCTTAGTGTTCCAATGCATCGCAGTTATACTGCCGTTGGGGTACATATCAACGAAGTCACCATTAGTGTCGTTGCCCAGCGTGTATTTTTCGGTGTAGTGGTCATAGGTCATGTATGTAACTTGTTGAGGAACAAGCCCGACCTTTTGACATTCATCTATGTAAGCCTGTTTGGCCTTTGCTAAATTAAGTTCAGTCATATTTCTGCACCATTTTAACAGTAGACCAAATAACCCCAGCTATCCCAGAGTATATAATCACCATGCCCATTAGTATGTTGTTGTCGGGGTTTTCGACATACGACATTCCAGAAACAGAACACAAGAAGCCAACCCAAAAAGTCATGCAATAAAACATATTTAACTCCCGTAAACATTCAGAAACATTACATCAACGTGATAAGTAAACTCATCATATGATAAGAACTTATACGGTGATGCGTCAATGGTATGTATTGGTAAGCGCATCTTATATTCATTGCCCTTCACATATACATCATGCATCGCCTTCCTTACACCGTCATCATATTCTATTATTTCTGGGCGATACACATAACGCTTGTATTCATATTTTGGCGCGGTATTCCAACTAATCATCTTTTACCCCCTTCATTAGGTAAGCCACTTTTATACTTTCTGATTTTGAAGAAAATTTCAGTAAGCACGGCAGGATTGTAATCACCTGTTTCTTCACTGTCATGAAAGTGATTTAACGCCCTGACCAAAAGCCGAAACTCAGCGTCAGAGAAAAGAGAAGCCTTTTTCTTTTTAGCCATTTTTACCTCTACCCATGTTAAGAAGGTTTATGACAGACTGAATTTTATTTCTGGTGTAGGTGAACCTATCAGCCCCATAACATTCAGCGACCTTTACATCATTGCGAGTGATGCGGATAATTTCTTCTGTTGCGTTGGGGTGATTTTCCAAATCTGACCAGAGCGCATCTTCATACTTTTTTTGTACCATAGTACAAATCTCCCTTTATAAAAGTTACAGATTGAATAGCTGGACGCATTAAACGTCCAGCATCTTGGTTAGGTGTCTTACAGTGCGAGACTTCATAAGACTAACTGCCTTTGGCAGGTTAACACCGAAGGCGTGAGGTACTAGCGTTTCCCTTTGGTCATCTACCAGTGGACTGCCGCTGTTAATCTCATTTGAATTATGGGTGACAACCCATCCATCAACCAAATAACAACAGCCCTTTTCAGAGCCAATAGCAGTTACTTTCCAAGCAGTCATACCCTCTTCATTAACGTGCTGAACATCACGCTTTTGAGCGCGTACAATGAACAGTGTGCCTTTGGGGGCATTTACAAGGGCTAAACCCTTTTCGTAAACAGACTGCGACCAGTGGACAGGAACGCAAATAATACCCCTTCTGCGCCACTTATCTTCTTTATGCTCAACCTCAAGTGTTGGGGTGCTTGGATTGTCGCGTATGAAAGTTTCAGTGTTGGTTCTGGGGAAGGCTTTGCCCAGCCATTCAGATGAACCCCTGCTTGAAGCCTTCTTTACTTTTTGTACTGGGTTAAAATTTTTCACTTCTTGTCTAACCCTGCGTATTCGCTGTATTGCCTCACTCATTTCGGCAATATAGTGAACAACAGTATCATCCCAGCAGGAATAAATGCAGTTCTTGTCGAAGTTTTCCTTTGCCTTAAAACGCTCTTCAAGGGTGGTTCTTTTCCCAGCATTAAAAGAATATTTGCCGCTCACAATTATGTCGGCAAAAACCTCTTTTGGCGCAAACTCTTTGTAATCATCAATGAATTTGACCAACTGCCTGCGAAGGAAGTTAAGTTGCTTGTGAACATCTTTTGAATATTTCATTTTTTTAGTCTCCTGTTATTGAAGGTAGGTAGCGGCACTATGCCGCCACCTCGATGCGTGTTGTTTCCCCAAAAGGCGCATCATTGCAATTGGGGTCTGTTGATACCCACAGGACTGGGTATTCAGGCGTGTTGTCTGGAAAATCGAATATGCCCATATCGGTAAAGTAAACCATGTTGTCTACAGGCAATTCATTTTCGCGGATATAGTTGAAGACTGGCTCAACTCTTGTGCCGCCCCTGCCCTTGCACTCAATCTTGTCTATTACATCGCCTTGTTCGTAGCGTGTGACAGACTGCACCTCAGCATCACAAGTGATAACTGTAACAGAGCGAGGCTTGTGGTCTTCAGATACAGCGTTTAGTTCACCCAGAAACTGTGATAGTTCTGTGCTGTTGACTGAGCCAGATGTATCTACAGCAACGACAATATCGCCTACCCCGATTTTATCTATGCTGGGCATATATACGCCCTGCTGATACCAAACCTTTTTATTAGGCTTGCGGAAGGTGTAATCGTCCGGCTGGTCTCCACCGATAAACCGATGGAATACATCGCGCCAATCAACTTTTGAACGCCTCATTTTATTTACCAGTTCAGCAATCTTAGCTGGCAGTTTGCCAACCGACTTAGCACCGTTGGCGGCTAAGAAAATTCGCTGGTCTAGCTTGGCATTAAACTGGTCAAGTTCAGAGCCTTGCAGTTCGTTGCCGCTATCGTCTTTTGGCGTACCGACATTGCCACCCCATTGCTGGGGCTTGGGGCGCTTGTCAGCGTCCATCTTGGACAGTTCGCGGTAAACCTGAAGCCAAGTCTTTCCGCTATGCTCAGGGGCGTATAAACCGCCTTCCGGCATATCACCGACATTGGCCTCTATCAGCATTGCATTGATGACATAATCCATGGATATGTTCATCAGTTCTGCGTCTGCTGGCTTGCCGTCTATTTCCTTTATCGGGGTGCAATGCTTGAGGAAGATATGGCATATCTCATGCGCGATAACGAAAGGCGTTTCCTTATCGGTGCATTTGTCCACAAATTCCGCGCCCCATTTAATGCACTGGCCGTCTGTACACATTGTAGGAACATCATCCTTATAGAACGGTGTACCAAGCACAAGACTACCCCAGAAGGGGTGGTCTAAAACCAGTCTTGTTTTCGCTCTGGCGATTTTTGTTTCTGCGTCCATCTTATCAGTCTCCAATTTGTACGATGGTATAAAATTTAGGAAGGTGTGCATTATGCACACCCCCTATATGGTTTTGCTTACAGCATCAGTTCCTTGCCATGTGTAAGCAGAAACTGCCGGAAGGCGTCAGTCTGCTTGAGGGCATTGTTTCTGTTATAAGCATCTTTTACAGCAAAGACTGCCATTTCCTTATGCGGTAGGCGTGTCAGGTACTTGATGCAATTCCCGATATTTTTATCGTTCATCTTGTACGCGATAGCCGCACAAACCGCATAGCTAACGGCTGGGTCTTCCACAATTTGCGCTGTATCGGGGCTGGCTATTACAGCGTCAATATCCGGCACTGTATCGTAAACTGCCTTGTACCCGAAAAACTCAGCGCAAGCACCACGTCCAACCTGACCGGAAACAGCTTCCTGTTGGGAAACTTCGTCCAAATCCCAGCCCATCATGCTGTCTACACGTTCCCATGAGCGAGGCGAAGGACATGAATTTGCATCGCGGTCAAACTTATGAAGCAGTTCAGGGCGGAAGCGCAGGAAGCCAGTGATAAGAGGTGATGCGCCTACGCTGTTCATGTAAGCTATTGTGTCCTCTAATTCTGCCTCAACTTCCAGAAACAACAGCCTGTCTTTAAGGTGACTTGGCATATTGTTTGTTCCAGCCCTGTCACTGGTGCGGTTGCCAGCGCAGACGATTGACCAACCGTCCGGCAGACGGTGTTGACCTATGCGCCTTTCATTTACCAGTTGCGCGGCAATGTTCTGATTAGCGACAGGTGCTTGCGGCAGTTCATCCAGAAACAGAATGCCTTCACCGTCCACTGGCATCCAGTCGGGGCGAAGCCGTTTCATGTTATCACCGTCAGCGACAAGCCAGCCAGCCAACTCGCCAGCATCATACTGGGCAAGCGACAGGATATTGAGTTCAACCTCACGCTGTTCTGCGATGGTTTGAACAATGGTAGTTTTGCCAAGCCCTGCCCCACCGACAAGGTAAGGGATAGGACGCTGGGCGTCACGCCCATTGGCAAACTTGATTTGGCTGTCGATTGAAGCCTCGACAATAGCTTTAGCTTGATTGATACGCATTTTTTAATCTCCCTTTATGCGTTAACGTGAGCCGAACAGATAAAGTCTTTACCTGAGCGGATATTAAAAGGCAGTTCGATATTAAACCGTCTATATTGTTTTAGCCTCATGTCATAGACAACACATAAATGACTAGGCACGTTGGGGTCACTCTTAATAACGCCCCAGACAGGGCGTTCAGTGCCATCCAGCTTTGTAAAAAAGCCAGTGAAAAATCTGCCGTAAAACCCCGACAGTAGGTCTTTTCTGTTTTTCTGCATGATTAAATCTCCCATGCTGTTGTTGAAAGTAGCAGGACGCTACGACTGCCCCGAAGGGCAGTTTCGCCAGTGTCCTAAGCTGGCTCATCAGGTAGCTATGCGACTGCATCCATCTGACTGGTCATCTCATTGATGGCCTCATTTTCTGCTTGCTGTTTGTCTGCGGCTTCTTGTGCGGCCTTTTCCATTTCAGCCCGAACCCTCAACTGGTCAGCCAGCAAGTTATTAAACTCTTCAAGTTCTTCATAGCTTAGACCACCAAGCCATGCGTCACCCTCGACACGTTCACCCTTATCGTTCTTTTTGGTTGAACGTCTTCCAGCTACCTTTTCGACAAGTAATTGAACCTTGCTCTTTTGGATATCGCCAGACACTGCCTTGATTAACTTGGCTTCACTGTCGATACCTTGAGCCTCTAAGGTATCGGCAACCAGTTCTGGGGTAGTATTGGCAGAATGTAGGTCAAACACGTTCCGCGCACCGACTGCATTTTTTAGCATCTTTTGTGCCATACTTTCGGTAAGCCCCCCGATGTCCATCAAGTCACCTTTAACAGATGCAGAAACAGATGAGGGAAGGTTTGATTTTTCGGTTAATTGAACACCGCAGATGCCGGATATCAGCATAGAGTAGCTGTTCATCTTGAGCATCTTGGCTTCTGCTTGCGCTTCTTTTGCATCACCCTTCAGGGAATTGATGCGCTTTTCGTTAGAAGCAATAGCGTTAAGGTTATCGTCTGAAATTGAATAGTGTGCTTTAGGCATTTTTTTAGTCTCCGATTTTATGTTGTTAAGTAGCAGGACGCTACGACACCGCAGGGCGCGGTGTTTCGCCAGTGTCCTAAGCTGGCATCGTCAGGTAGCTTACGCGCAGTCGTTGTCAGACAACACAAATTCAACCGCGCCAGTCACTTGGTAGTCAAAGTGAGCAAATCCATCCATAAGCATGGTCATGGTTTGTTCAACCAATTCACTGGCGTTGTCATAGATGTAGAAGTCGGCTTCCAGCAACGCCCGAATTGCTTTCGATAATGGGTTGCAAACTGTGTCGGACATATTGGGTTTAGTCCAGTTCGGGGCGTTTTCAGCGTCAGCATCATTGCAAGCCCAAAAGATAGAAAGTAATTCAGCGATTTTAGCGTGACGATATGCAGTCATGTCAGTCTCCTGTTTCGTTGTTGTTGGTCACTCATTCAGGCTGGGCTACCAATGCCCAGCGACAGGATATAAGCAGTGTACAATCTAAGCCGTTGCATTATAGCCAAAACGTGTCTGGCCTCAGTCTCCACCCCCATCTTGCGCGTAGCCCCTGACTGAGCATCAAAGCGGTATATAGGTGGTGTTCCAGCGTGTCGGGGGTGCTAACCCCTGCCCCTGTGGGCGTCAGATAATCAGTAGCGGTGGCCTCCTAAAATTTGAAAAAAACAAAATCTTTCCCCTTATTAACATATCCCTATTCGCCATGTAAAGCATAAAATGCACTATTTGTTCTATAGTACAAATACTGCCTTATTTGCCTTCATATAGCAGACGATTTAAGGGCTAAAATTATTGTTATTTGCCTTAAAAAAATAAAAATTAATTATTTGCTCTTTTTTGTTGACAAATCCTAAAATGCTCTCTGGTGCGTTTCTCGACATAGTCGTGTATGATTGTGAGCAAAAAAGCCGGAAAGCTCTCAGTGGGCTTTAAATCGCCATTAAACGGCATGAACAAACCAAGAACATTGCCTAGTTAACCGATATGTGGTTAAGTGAGAACGAAACAGGAACAGGTGGTCTTGTCAGTGCCTGTTGTGGTATTATTTAGACCATAGGACAAATCAAAAAGCCCGGCCAAGCGATAGCGCATTGCGGCACTTCATAGGTAAAGAGACATGAGCAAAGATAAAGACAAGCACCCACATTTATCCATAGTGACAGATACAGGGGATAAACTAACAGCTAAACAGGAACACTTCTGTCAACTAGTCGCACAAGGCGAAACACTAACAGACGCCTATAAGAAGGCATATGATGTAAAGGAAGGCACAAAACCAAGCACTGTATGGGTTAACGCCTCAAACCTAGCAACAAAGAATACTAAGGTCTCAAGTAGGATTAAGGCGATTACTGAGGAAATCACCGCACGAAAGCGGACAGACGAAGACAAGCTAAAAATCTGGGTGACTGACAGACTAAAAGAAGAGGCCATGCAAGCTGACAGCGATAGTGCGAGGGTTGCGGCACTTACTCAGCTAGGGCGTTCTGTCGGTATGTTCACTGACAAGGTTGAGCAGGATGATAAATCTGACAGGACTGCTTCTGATATCGAGGCTGATTTGCAGAGGCGTCTGGCGGTGCTGATGGGCGAGTGACACACCCCATGATGTTTTTGGGGGATAGGGAAACCCCACCCACCCCCACCCACCCGAACTGAGGGGGCGCCAGTCCACGCGCTATACATGATGTTTCACACAACCAATTTCAAACCAAAATCTATGGAACCATGTAGTGGTGAATGCCGCTTTGCTGGCGATATAAGCGTCACTGACAGCATTTGTCTTGTTTGCAGTATGACACCAGAGGAAAAGACTGAATGGGCTTCTCTGGACGGCTTAGAGCGCGATGTATTGTCTAAGATAGTCGAGACTCGCCGTAAGGAACTGTGGGATATGTGGGAATATATGACCGAGCCTACATTGCAGTAGGGTCTATTTTTCCCTTTTAAACTTTCTGCCGATAAAGAACACGGTCACATTGACTGCCGTGTTGATTGTTAGCATGGCTAGTAGCCACCATTCCCACCATTCAGGCACCCCCGCCCCCCTTTAATTTGTACCATAGTAACTATTTTTATAGTTACACCATTGTTTTTAAACAAAAAGGGGTAGGAATCCTAACCCCCGGGGTATAATATATATACCATTTAGAACGGGATGCCGTGCTTTTTTGTTTTGTCAAGCTCTTTTAGATGCTTTAACCCGTGAATAGCACATAAGGTTTTGCCGTAGCTAACGATAAGCGCTACATTTTGGCACTTATCGCAATGCCCCTGCTTCGGCGATGCACTCTTCAAGGTCTTTTTGCTCGGTATATTCTCCGTGATACCGTCTCGCATTTTCAATCTCCCGTTTCAAAATTGCAAGAAACCCCTCTGCCGCCAACAAATTCATGACCTCAGAATCTGCCGTGAAGACAATTCTGGCACCGCCATCGTCCATTTCGATAATTTCGTCTATCTCAATTTCCATAGAGTTCTCCCATAGTATATATTATATATTATATAT